AGAAATATTTATCATAATCTAAACTTCCAGCGGCTAAACTAGCCATTAAATCATTTGTGTTAATTTTACTATCATTCATATAATCAGGATAATCTATAATTATCTTGAATGAAAGAGTTCCACTTCTTTCAGTAGAATTGTATGTATATATAGGTTCAGCTCTACCAATAAATTTAGTTGTATCCCAATCTGCCGAAGTTTTATCAGTAAATTTAATATCATATGGTGGGAACCACATAATTCTACCCTTAGTACCTGTTTTAGGGTCACCGTTACCAATTTCAAATTTTGGAAGATTGATTAAATCATCATTCCATGCAAGGTTTTCAATTGAAAACATAAATTTCTTTGCATCATAAATATCTTCTTCACTTTTAGGTACTTTATATGGTGAAATTTTAACAAATCCATTTGAACCTAATACTGAATCTTCAATATCATTTCTGATTTTATTTTTATAATCATGTAATCCAGAATTCTTCTGTAAATTATTTACAGTGGAATAAGAGTCCGTTGAAGTCCAAGTTCTACTGAAAACATTTTCTTTATCACCTCCTTTTAAAAATTCTTCACTTAAAACACCACTACCTCTTGATAATCTATCGCCTGAACGTGTAATTAATGGTGAATCACCTAGAGAAGCAGTTCCTTGTTTTTCAAACATTGATTTATATAAATCATAATTCTCACCTTTTCCACCTGATATTTGTATTCTATCTAAATCATTATTAAATAATTTTTTAGTATTAGTTAATAATGAATTTTCATTATCATATCCATTACCTGGTTTATAAAATGGGTCCCAAATCTTATCAGCATCTTCAAATTTATCAAGAAAAACGGTATCTTCACCAATTACTGGTTCATATTCCTCAATAACTGGATTAACTCCTAACTTACTTCTACCAGCACCATCAGATTTATAATTGGGTTTATATTTATTTCGATTTAAATTATCAAATAAACGCATCAATTGCCCCTTACCAGTATATTTAATTAATGAATTATTTCTTTCTAAACTATCTTGGTTTTCAATTGAAGCTTCATCACCAATAATATCAATTGGTAAATTGAAACCAGTTACATCTAAAGCGATATCACCAATTCTACCAGCCGTAGTACTTCTAATTGTAATACTATTATCAGGTACAATAAAATCTGAACCACTTAATAAACTAAATGGATGAAGATTTATTTGTCCGAATAATTCTCTTTGTGCGTTGAATGCTGCCCTTTGTTGTAAAGCTAATAATAATTGTTCACCACCAATAATACCTAATGGAGTATCATTAATAGCACCAGTGGCACCTAACACTCTACCAGTTACAGTAGTTCTAATATCTCCTTGAGGGTATAAACCACCACTATCTAATCCAAATCCATCTTGAGATGTGATAGCATCTAGAGTATCTAATCCATCTGTTCCAGCACCACCAAAATTTAATTCATTGTTTTCAGTAATATATCCACCATCACGTTGCTCATAATTATAACCATTATCTATTATGGTTGCAGATACCATATCTTCGATTGAAGTATATCTATTTCTACTAACTAGACCACTACGTATATCCTCACCAGTTACTTCTAAATTTTCTGAAGCTGGCACATAAGTAAGTAAAGTATCGGTTGAAGGTAAACCTAATCCATTACCAAGACCACTTAAACCATTTTCAGATATAGTGTCTGAAAATATTAAATTTTTATTTAATAAGGAATCTCTTATTTCGGGTGATAAATCATTTATCGAATTAGCCATAGCTTTCTTTTATTATAAATATTAATATTAAGTATTTTTTTACTTAAAATTTAAATTACGCAATATTAGTATATTATTAGTATTAATTTATATATAAAAATATTAATATCTATTAAGTTCAATTAATAATATAAAAAAAACAAAATAATTAAAGAAAATACAAGTAAATTTGAAACTATTTTTAATAAATCTTCAATCACCCTTATTTTACTAGGCTTTCAAGAGATTAATTTATGATACAACTACAGGGTTAGAAGATATTTTACCTCCACTAATCGATTTACTTAATTGTTCATTAATAACTTTACTTAAATCTCTCATCAATATTGGGTCATCTAAATCAATTTCAGCTACTTGTCCATCAGAGTTTAAAGTTAAACTTCCTTCAATTCGCAAAGGTTTAAATTCAACTGAAACCTTGTTATTACTAGGGATAACAGACTTCCCATCTTCAACCGCATTACCTTTTATACCTTTACCTACATTAGATGATAATATAGTTTGAGTGTTGAAACTACTATCGTTATCACCTGGTGTGGCTTTATTTAATAAGTTATCAATCGGACCACCTTTCTTAGCTCCAAGTACTGTATCATCTTTACTAAACGGAACAGGATTCCCACCTTCTCTTGAAATAAAGTCATTCATATGTGACGGTCCAGAATCAGAATAAATAGCATCACCAAGTAAGTCACCACCTTTAGCACCTAAATAAGCACCGATAAGACCACCAATTGCAGTACCAATAACTGGAACGACTGAACCAAGAGCTGCGCCAGCAGCGGCACCACCAAGAATACCACCACCACCAACCATTCCAGTTCGCCAAATATTTTCATTACTATCCATACCAGATTCTTTATTTGTAGACCATTCATTCATACCCATTCCTACACCAACCATAGCACCCATTCCAGCACCCATTTTCATTCCACCCATTCTACCCATTCCACTCATTCCACCAGCATTATACATTTGACCACCAACATTTTTACCGTTAATTACAGTACCAGCCGCATGTCTTTTCATATTACTGAATCCACCACCTTTACCCGCACTGAAGCCGCCTCTACCGAAGCCACCACCAGCAACAGTATTGAATCCTACCCCTAATTGAACACCCCTTAAATACCATTGAGCAGCTTTACCTATTAAATAAGCAGAACCTAATCCTACTAATGTTTTAATTGGATTATCAGCCGCAAATTTAACTAAACCACCCGCTAATTCCCCAGCCCATTTACCCCAACTAACTAAAGTATCAACAAGACCGTCTTCAACCGCCCATTTATGGAAATCACCAATACTATGTTCTAAAGCGTTTGCAAACGCCTCGAAGCCAGGTAAGAGAATACTTCTAAACATATTCTTTAACCCATCCCACCTTTCGGTAAATGTCATAGCTTCTTCAGCATTTTGTTTAAGACTTTGTTGATAATCTAATTGAGATTTAATAATTTGAGGTGTTATCTGTCTAAGAGCATTAACACTTTCAGTAACAGTTTCATCCTCTACTTGAGTTGTAATAACAAATTCTTTCTTTTTATCGTCCCAAGTGGCTAAACCTGAAATATATTCTTTATCTTCTTCACTAAAAGCACTAGATACTTCACTTGTAATTGCGTTAAATCTAGCCTTCGCTTTAGCCATTTTAGAAAACTCTTCAACACTAATTCCAGTTACTTTAGAAACTTCACGTAATCTATGTAATTCCATTGGGTCAATAGAAATATCCCCAGTCACCGCATCAAATCTAGCGGTTGCACTTGTAGCATCAATAATATCTTCGGTTAAACCAGCCATATCATTTCTACTTCTATACATAAGTTCAAACGGGTCACCCATTTTAGCCCATGCGCCACCTAATACTTGTAATTTAGCCGCAGCTTCTACAGCACCTTCAGGTGTCATTAAATTATCAGCGAAACCAGCGATTGATTCCATCTCAAATTTAAATTTGGTAGCTAGAGCTGCCATTTTCGTTAAACCTTTAACACCACCCTTAAAATTATAACTGTGAAGCAATCTAACGTTCTTTTGAACATTTTTAATTACCTTACCGCTATTCACACCCATTTTATGAGCTGTTTTAAGCATATCATCAATCAATCCAGCACTTCCCTCAACCGAAACATTAAAATGCTCCATATTAGCAACAAATTCTGCGGCACCTTCAGCACCTAAAACAGTACCTTTAGCTAATTCTGACATTGCAATTAATTGTTCTTCTGATAATTGAACACCACGTCCAATGTTATCACTATAAGTACCTTGCATTTCAGCTAATTCCTTGGTCCCAACACCTATTTGTGTTGTTGTTAGTGACGTTTTGTAAATATTATTTCTAAACCCTTTTGATTGGTTAGAAAGAATACCCATTGAAAGTTCGGTTCCTTTAACAGCTTTTTGTTGTTCTAAAAGATAACCTTTTTGTTGAAGAATTAATTTCCCTAAACCCTTAACTTGTCTTCCAATATCTTTGAAAGTAAGAGCCATTACCTGAACTTGTTGTACAGAAGATTTATAAACAGCTACTTGTCTTTCAGTAATATTAATTATTTCCTGTAAATCAGCAATTTCTTGTTCCTTAATATCAACTTCAGTTTGAGATAATTGATTACCAATAGCTTTGAGTTTATTAGCTTTTAATAAATCTATAATTTTTTGTTGCTGAACTTTTTGGTGTTTAAGATTAGTCTCTAACTCCCTAGTTTCAACCAAAAGGTCATTATAATCCTTTAAGCTTTCAGAAGCTTCTCTGATTAACCTGACTCTTTGTTCATGTTCTTTAACAGTAAAAGGTGTGTTTTTCTTAGCCATTATTTCTTATTACATTTATTACACCAACACCTTTATATTTACATCTTAACCTTTTATCACAATATCTTATTTTAACATTGTAAATTGGTTCTAATGGATTTGGTTGTCTAACTAATTCAAGTTCAAAATGACCAGTTCTTTTATCATTAACTTGTAAAATTTTATTTGGGTACATAGTACCAACATATGTTTTTGTTGTTGAAACCAAAGAACGGTTATTTGAACCATGTACAGTTGGTGATGCTAATATAAACGTTATTTTAGACCCTCTAGTAAAATAACTATTATTGGTCATACTTTTGTTTATAATCTTTTCGATTTGGCTACGCCCTTTTGGTGACGCACCAACTAATGTTTCCCAAAAACTTGGAGTTTTCTCAATTGCTTGAAGGAATTCTTCAGAATGTCCATATTTTTTAAGAAATTCTTGTTTTGCCATCACCTCTTTATCTTGAGGGTCTAAATTTCTCTCAGGTTCATCATGAGCTTCAATTTGAATTATATTTTTAATATCTAACGGTTTTCCACCTACTTGTACTGTTAAGGTTAAACTACCCTTGATAATTTTAACTAAATCAGAGCTATGTATATAAATGCTATGACGACCAAATATGTCACCTAGTTTATTCATAGCATAACTTTTTGTACTACTACCCTCACCGTCTGTAGATTCGATATCCTCTAAAATACAAGTTAACATTTTAACTTCTTTATCAACGACTTTTAATAAAATATTATTCATTATATTACCTTTAGAATTTTTTTCATCAGTAGTAATATAAAGAATGTCATTTTTTTTAGCACTTCTTAATTCATTATTAATTTCGGTTTGTCTTTCAACCATATCCTCATCAACAATATCAACATTTACTAATTCACCATTTTTTTTACTAGTCATAAATTCCTTTAATTTAAGGGTTATTTTGGCACCCTCAGTATTAGGTTTTTTAGAATCAACTTTATGTAATGTCATAACACCATCATCTATCGCATCCTTGGTAAAGGTGTATTTAATATGGGTCTTCAAATTAACCATTTCAATTCTACCAGCATGATTTTTAGTAACTTGAAAAGTTTCTTCAGAATTATTTAATAGAACTAACCTAATAATTGATTCTTCAGCAAATTCTCCGAAACTATCCTTTAATTCAGCTTCCATCAATAATGAATTCATTATTTCTTTTGCATATGTCATATCGTTCATAACTAATTGTTTTTATATAAATATCTAATAAATAAAAAACCCCTAAAAATAGGGGTTAATATTATTTTGGAGAGAATTTTCTAGTTTGAGTCCATTTTCCAGTTTTAGTAACACTACTACCACCAGTACGTTTCTCTTCTGCGTCCATAATCTCATTTTGTAATGTCACTAAAAAGAATCTTCTTTCATATGTTGGCATAGACATAACATCACTATATGCTAACCCTAAATGTTTCTTACAAATATATACTTCTTCTAGTAGATATCGTTTATACTCCAAGGTCAGGCCAAAAAAATGCGAGGTTAAGGGGAAGAAACGTTTCAAGAGACCCACCCCCCTGAGTCTCAACTGTTATCGCCATATCGATACCAGATTCAATTTCATTAATGTGTTTTCTAAATGCTCTTACGTCACCTAATCTCATTTTTTGTTCAACAAAAGCTTTAACCACTTCAGAATCGAAATCACCTTCTATAGCAACTATTTGCTTTCCAAGTGCATATGTTGAGGTATCAACAAATTCAGGTCCTAATTCTTTAGTAACCTCTTCAATATGATTTTCAATATCATCTACATCACCAACAGTTAATAATCTAAATGTTACTGTTGTTTGACTAATTGGTAATTTAACTTTAAAATAACCATTTTCATCAGGTTTCTCAGCCAAATATTTAACTTCTAATTTAGATAAATCAACTTCAGCTTCGAATTCTTTATAATCATTTTCTGGGTCAGCTAGTTTAATTTTGTACATTGGACCAAATCCAGTAGAACGCAACCAAATCATAATCGCATTTCTGTCACCAATATGTAAATCTTTATATCTAATGTTTGGATTTAGTATTTTTCTATTGATTAATACTTCTAAAAACTTACCAGACTGTAAAAGGTTTGGATTGGTGATGATATTTTCATCCGTAGCGTTCAAATAAGCCACTTTTAAGCCACTTTTACAATTTTTATATAATAACCCTTCACTTGGTAATTTGATTAAGTCATAAGGTGCATTCTCTTGAGGTCTACTTAAAGCCTCAAATTTATCGTCATCTGAAAAATCTAATTTTTTATGTGGAGTTGTTTCGGGTTGTGCGTAAGTTACTTGAGGTGTGTTTTGAATTGGAGATTCAACATCAACACCTTCAGCCTCAGCTTTTCTATCAGCGATTAATTTATCTCTTGCCTTTAATTGTTCTTCTAACTTATCAAGACTATCTTTTTTCATTTGCTCTTGAGCAGATAGTTCACCTTCACCTTTGTGTTTTTTTATAACACCCGTTTCTTGGTTAGCTTGGTCGGCAATTTTAGTGCCCATTTCGTTTGCCTCTTTCATGGCATCTGACATCTTTGGAGATGCGAATACTTCTGGTTTATTTTCCATTTTATAAAAACATTAATTTAATTATATTATATACTATAAATACTTAAAGTAAAGTTTTTTTTGGATTAATCCACTTGTTTGTCTGTAATTCGTTCCCCATCAACATCTGAGAACCATTGACTCTTTTTCACGTCAGTTGGTTCTGGTTGATTTAAAGGACATCCACAATCTTCATCAACTATCTCAATATCATCTCCTAAACCAACTACAATTTCATCAACAGTTTCCGTTTCTTTAAGTTCATATGGGTCAGTTATATCTTCACTATCAGTTGTTTCTTCAGCGTCATATGGATAAGAATACTCATCTTCATTAACTTCATTGGCATATGTACCATCCCAACTAAATCTGTTTTCATTTAAACGTCTGTTTAATTTTTCTATATTTTTTAACTTATCTTGTCTTCTCATAAGAATTTATTTTTTAAAAACTCTATCACTTCAGGAAGTGTCTTTATATTGCGAATTTCACCCTCACCTTCACTATCATACATATCCCAATTAATGTCAAACCCATAAGATGGGTCGTTACTAATTTCAATAAGCGTTAAACCATATTTATTATTCTCTAATTCACCACCATAACTAATATTTTCTTCTGAACTACCATCTAAACCCTTAATAATATAATTTCTATTCGGGTCACCATCAGATATTGCCAATAATGTATTAACCAAGTTATCAACATTATTTTCTTCTGAAGCATAAATTTCAGGGAAAACCTTAGTCATATCAATATTTATCCAAGGACCAATCGATTCAACAGCTTCTTGTGGATATCTATTATTTATAAACCTTAAATAAAGTTTTGACCTAATACTACCTTTAAAATATGCGTCAGATGAATCCTTTTCATCACGAGCACCTTCTAATTTAACTTTTTGTATCTTATATTTTTTAACAGCAGTCTCAACAATATTAAATACAGTGTAAATTACCTTATTTAAATGTTTCAAATCTAACCCAGTTCTATCACCACTATGTTTTTGTTCAGAAGTGTAAAATTGGACTTCATAAACACCAAAATGATGTTTAGTTGTATCATGCCAAATACTAACGGTGTAAGGAATTCCAGATGCATTGAATTTATAACTTAAATTTTCACTATCCTCATACTTACCACTACTACTTGTATAATCTAATGATTCTATTTCCAATAAAATATCATTTTCAATAAAAACTCTTTGTTCGAATAAAAGATTAACCCTTTTCATATGTCCCTTTTTATCGTATCTTCTCATAACCCTTGAATTAAATTCGTTAATTGTGGATTAGCATCTCGAATTGGTGTATATTCAAATGCTTCTTCTTGAGTGTTTGGACTTTCACCATTAAACCTCTCTTGAAAACGTTTATTGGCTTGAATCATATTTTTTAATTTATCTTCTTTTCTCATAATAATAAATATCTGGTAAAAACAAGAAAACCACTTTAGTAGCGAACTTAAGTGGTTTTGATAGCCGTTAGACTATAAGCGGTCCTAAACCGTTTATTTTAATTATCTTCAATATTAAATGTTTTTGTTTTCACTAAGAACCTATTATCCGATTCTTTTTCATTCCATGCTGATACACCCCAAACGAATGTATAATATTTATACCATACTATTTTTAACACAAATAGGTTAAAGAAAAATGCTAAAAATCTTTGTATATTAAACCATCTAGCTTTCTTAGTGTACGAATATAAAAAATAAGGCGTTCCTTCTGCCTCCCATTTTAGTGATTGAAGTCCATGTATGTGTCTATTTCTTACTACATCACAATCAGCATCTCCAATTAACTTTAAACATCTTAGATTTGTTATATCATTCATTTTAGGTTTGTTTGTCCTAATGTAATTCCATGCACCATTTCTGAACACCAACCAATGATAAGATATGAACCATTTTCTTAATTTACTAAATGTTGCGAACTTTTCATAATCAGCAACCCATTTACCATTTTCATCCCTTTTCTTAACAAGTTCATATAAACCGTATACGGAGTTAAGATAACTTTGTTCTTCAGTACCCCATTTTTCAGAAGTATCAAAATAATACCAATACCATTTTTTTAAGGGGTCATTCTCCATTGCCCAAATTTCTCGTCTTCTTGGGTATGTTATAAACGGGAAAATAAAAAACCCTATTATTACCATCCCAAATACTTTTAATTGTCCTAATATAAATTTTATATACATAATCGTTTTTTTATATAAAAAAAACCTTTATAATTAAATAAAGGTTTAATATTTTTATTGTTATCTCAAACCGTTTTTAATCCTTTATTATAAATATTATTAAATTAACCTTTATTCAGATTACCCTCATAAATAACTCCATTAATCTCTCTCGTTGTCGCCCATAGAGGTTGTAAGTTAGTATAATGGTTAAGTTTTATTAATTCTTCTTCACTTTTAGCTGTTTTTAATGAAATAATATGGTCAATATGCCATTCACCATGATTACTCCATGTCATCCCATCTGTAAATTTATTCGATATAAAAGATTCAACAACATCCCATTCAGCACCTAACATTTTTTTAGTCTTCATATTTTTTACATACCCTTGATTTTTAATAGCTATTAAAATTCGATTTCTCAACGCATTCTTTAATTTAGCTAACGGGTTTTTTTCTCTATATTCTAAAACTCTTTTATATTCAGATTTATAATCCCTTTTACTTTTATTATACTCTAAACCATACGCTCTATATTGGTCCATATTCTTAACATAATCAGCTCTCTTCCTTTCCGTGTATATACCTCTATCTTTTAAACTTTTTCTATAATTTTTATCTTTTTTTCTTTTACATGGTTTACAATAATTTTGTAAACCAACAATATTATTTTTATTTTTACCAAATTCATTAAATGGTTTAACATTTTCACATAATTCACAATATTTTAAATTTTTAGTATGTAATGACTGTTTCCAAATAGTGCCAGTTTTTGACCTAGGTCTTTTGTTATTTCTTTTTTTTACACATTCTATACATTCATTATGGTAACCACACTTTCTAGTCCTACAAACATAGAAATTAGATAATTCTTTTTCTATTTTACATTTACTACAACTTTTCATATTATATAAATTCTTTTAATTTATTAATTACTTCACCTAGATTATTTTTGATATCATATTCCCAAAACCTAAGAAGTGTAATATTATTATTTTTAGCCACTATATTTTTCTTCTTATCATTTTGAATGGTATTTTCTTGAATAGGTGATAATGGTAATGAATGAACCTTATTATTGAAGTGATACCAATCACCATCAACTTCTATTAAGGTATTATAATTTTTAATGTAAAAATCATATAGATACCCATCAACACTATATGAACTTTCAAAATCAATATCCATATTTGTTAATAAATCATCAAAAAATTGTTCTAATTTTGACCTTTTCCTAGATTGTGAAGTTCTAAAGTAATTTAATCTACGAAATCGTTGAGCTTCCCTCTCTTTAGGGTCAGACCATCGAATATTAGCTATATCAGATAATTTCTTCTTATGTCCTTCAGATTTAGGTACGTCAGATAAAGCTTTAGATATTTTTTTACTTCTATTTGGATTTGCCATCACCTTATCTATATTATCTCTAACTCTGGGGTCATCAATAGTTAACCCATCATTCCACATTTTCAATTCACCTGACTCATGCATTAACTGTTGAGTTTTATGAGATTTTTTCAAAGCTTTAGGGTTATGACCCCAATTATTACTAATTCGTTGTGAATGACCTCTCACGAATTCAACATAACCTTTTTTAATTGATAAAAAATTAACTTCTTCACCGCAACCACATTTACACGTTGGTTTTTTACCACTTAATTGATATTCAATAAAAGTATCTTCCGAACACATATTATGTTTTTGTGAATTATGTTTACTTAACCCTAATATCGATGTGAATTCTTTTTCACATATTTTACATTTAATTTTTTCCATAAAAAAAAGCTTTACCCTAATATACTTAAATAAATATATAAAGTAAAGCTCAAAGCTCTTATTTGATAGAACTATTTTACTATAAAGTAATTAACTATCTGATAATCAATATGTCAAAATATTAAGATTGCTCTGTCAAATCTGATAGTAGCTGTAATATCAGCAATACCATCATCGTCCATTGCTAGGTCACCAAAACCTACATTTGTTAACATAGAACCTTGCAATTGCCATTTCTCAACAACAACTCCAGTTGGGTCTAACATTTCAATTTCAATATCTTTTTTATAACCAGCAGCATAACCTTGTCTACCTGTTACAGATTCTGATTGTAATCTTACCCACTCCATAATAGCTTGGGAAGATGAAGGTCCAATTGCATCTCTAAATACAACTTCAATAGTTGACCATGTAAATCTACCGATTACCCATGTTGACGTATTTAAGAATGGAATCTCAACTTCATTTTGTTCAATTGAAGGACGTGATGCTGATTGTAACCACCATTGTTGAATACCTAATTCCGCTGGGAATCTCATTAACCACCTATTCTTTTTCTTTGGTTCGTAAGGAACTGGCATTTTCATTAGTAAATCACTCATAATATTTTGTTTTAAGTTTTAAATCGTTTATTTAATTATAAATATGTGAGGAAAGAATTTTTCCTCACATATTCTAAAAATTTTTATACATCTTCGAATGAAGCACCTGTATTCATCACTACGAATTCTACAGTTATGAACTCTAAAGCTCTAGTTGGCTTGATAAAAATTCTACCGTTTAACTCACCTCTATCAATAGCTTCTGGTGTATTATCAACTTCCACACGGAAATCTACCATACCTCTTTCACTTCTGATATTTTCAAGAATTGGGTTAACCAATGCTTTGAATTGGTTTCTTACAACTTCATCATTTTGTTCGAATAATAATCTTATTGATACAGCAGAAATTAGTTTTCTAGCTTGTAATAATAATCTTCTTACGTTAAGTCTGTTTAAAGCAGTTTCTTTAACTTGTAAGTTTTTGTTACCAAAAATCACAAGACCCTCAGATGCGAATGTCGCAATTGGGTTAATTCTACCTTCATACAACGTATCTCTTTGGTCAAGGGTTAATTTAATTCTAGCTTTTTCCGCTTGAACAATACCTCTTTGAACACCAGCTACTGCGAACCATGGAAATGCCACGTTATCAGTTAATGCAATGTTTCTACAAACATCCCTAGTTGGTGGTAAATATATCAACACATTGTTGTCTGTATCGTTCACTTGAACCCAAGGCCAGTACGTTGCCGTGTAATTACTATCGATTCCAGTATTGTCTAATTGTGACACTACATCATCAACATCCATAATTACATCATCACCTTCATTTATGTCAGGAGTAGTTGCAAGATAAATTGAATCACACCTCTTTTCTTCTATCATTTCAATAGTAGCTTCAACAAGATTTGTGTTATTTAATAAGTCAATACCTGGGGTCGCTAATACGTTAATATTAATAGCTTCAGGGTTATTGAACGTGTTTATCGCTTCGAAATAAGCATAGTAATCAGATGTAGTTCCTAAATCACCAGTTGTGGTAACTTTACTTGCAATTGCAGTACTAGCAATCGCAGAATTACTTTTTGTTCCACCGATAGTGTACGTATCACCGTTACTTCTACTAGTTCTATAAATATCCCATCCATCAAAACCACCATAAGGTGCCATTGTGAATTTTCTTGAATATAATTTAGTATAACTATTACCAGATAAAGCTAATTGAGCATCAGTTTGGAATAGAGAATCTCCATATGCAAATGTGTAACCAGCTAAAGTTGCTGTACTAGCCGAAACATCCATGTGGAATCCGTCAGTTACACCACTTATGTACGATGGTGTTTCAGCTTTCCCTAAATAATTAAAGAAGTTTTGGTCAATACCAACTGTGTCAGATAGACCTAAATATATTTTTCTAAGCTTAGCGTATGCCGCATAAGCTGTGTTATAGTTTATTGTCGCAGCGGATACTGTACTACCAGAATAAAGTCTAGTTGGTACACCTGTGAAACCAGCTGGGAATGAAACAGATGTGTCTTCATCCGTATCCAGTTCAAGTAATAAATAATTAGATTTAGATGCGTAAAAACCATCTAAAGTACCTATTCTTCTAGCAACAAAATTGTCAGAAGTTGGGTCCATAGAACATCTTGAAAATCTTTCTAATGTAATAGGGCTTGCATCAGTGTCATAAAAATTTCTAACTCTAACATCAAATTCTCTAGCATCTGGTTTTATGTTTTCAATAGAAATTTTAACTTCTGAATTGGCACTATTACCATCACTAATTGTAATGAATCTAAATAATTTTTTAATAACATTACCATTTACCTCTGAAACTACCCATGGTGTTACCGCTGGTGTATATTCAGCCTTATAATTATCGAATCTAGTTCCGTTTGAAAATAAAGTAGTTGTTAATCCTGTCACACCTGATACAGATATGAATTCATCTAACGCATTAGAATAAATTTCTTCAACATAAATTGGTGCTTGACCTGTTTCAGCGTTAGTTCCTAACACTCTAGTAATGAAATTCTTTTGAGTTGAATCAAAAGAAACGTTGTATGAAAATACCCCGTTTGTTACAGAAGTTCCGCTAAGAGTAAAATCACCTTTGGTGTCACCCGTAATAGGGTCAGTATCACCCGCAATATATAAATCACCTTCAGTGGCAATTTCAAATGTTAATATTTCATCAGCATCATATACCGCTCTACTTCTTAAAGTTGCGATTACTTGGTTATTATCGGCTGTTATAGCCCAAGATTTTCCAGCGTCATAACCTGAAAATCCTAATACTCTTGTTATGTATAATTGATTTGATTTTGTAAAATATGATTTTGCGATATAAGGCAATTCATATTTTGGGTAACCTGTGCTAGTATATTTTGTACCGTCTAACCCACCGAAGAATGATTTGAACTCGTTGAAGTCAGAAACAAAAATTGGTTGGAAAGCTGGACCTTTTGTGGTCTCACCAGCTAACCCCAATGTTGTTACACCAACTTGACGTGTTACGAATGATAAATCTTTTTCTGAAGTGTAAACTCCTGGGCTTACGAATACTCTGCTGTTAGATGCCATAATTTAATATTTTTAATTTGTAATTGTTTATTTCTAAATAAATATGTAAATAAAAAGCAAAAGTTTTTATGATGTATGTAATACATCATAATTAGTATGACTTTTGTCTGCCTTTTGTCATACTTATAATAAAAGACATGTTGAAACGTAGTAAAAACTTGAAAATAACTCCCGCAACGCACAAAATTTTAAAAGATTATTGTAATGATAATGGTCTTAAAATGTTTGGGTATGTCGAGAAATTAATTCGAGATGCTTGTAAAAAAGCTAAAGACATCTATGGTGACGACCTATAATATAAATATGAATAAATCACCCTAACAACCTATTATGGATTATTTGGTTTATTGTTTAGTAGGTCAGTATTCACATTTAAAGTATGTTGGTGTAAATCAGCTTTGACTATTAAATCAGTTAATAATTTACCAAAACTTCCACCAATTTGATGGTCAGCAGTTAATTTATCCCAAACAGCAGCCGCAATTTGTTCCGTATCCCCAGTAAATGTGCCACCGCTTAAAGATATATTTGATGGGTCCAATAATGCTGTAGTAATAACAGTCGTCCCACTTGTATTATCATTTAACAGAGCAACCCCTCTACAATCTATTAACCCATCAATGTTTGATGGTTCCAAATGAATTTTACCTTGAGCCATCTCTAGCGTTGCAGTATCACCACTCACATCACAATTAATAATTTTAATACCACCAGAATAATTTCTAAGATTCAATAATGTTGGCAAACCATTTACCATATCTATAATTGGTGAGACAGTGCCTGGGATTGCCGACACCGAATGTTTTATTGTTAAAGGATGTGCTGAAGACATAATTATAGTTCCAGTTAGGTTACAATTATTCATAATCCCGCCTAAGTTTTGAACATTAACGATTGTACACTTATCAGCATCAACATTACTATGATTAAAATCACCCCTTAATTCTATATTAGTAAATGATGAATCAATAAAGCTAAAACCATTAGCATCAATATATTCATCATTTGTGAAACATCTAAATGAAACATCTAAAAAATTTTCGGTTGCGGTCATGCTATTAATAAGAATAACATTACTTCTACCATAAAATGACATTAACTCTTTTAAATCTGGTATATTATTAACAGGGCTTGCCCATGTACCTATTGGGTGTCGAGTTCCAGTTGTGCCACTAATTTCATCATAAATAATAGCATCACCATAATCTAGAGACTCTGAAATACCTGGGTCAACAATCAAACCAGCTGAGTTATTGGTTCTTACTGAAACTTGGTTTAGATTTACAACATCACCTATATTATTGTTAGAACCAAATAAGTTAATAGCATATTGCCCATCTTCGAATGTAATTGTATAACCATTGATGATTTCAATTACCCTCGCATAAATAATACCACCTAAAGGAACTTCAGTATTATGTTGATGAGTATCTAGATAAACTATACCTTCTTCATCATCTTCCAAATCCTTTAAATCTAATCTAAATGTGTCAGTATCTAGATTAAAAGAAGTTGGATTTGCAGTTGCTGTTAAATATGTTTTAGCAACATTTATTACTTTTGTTGCCCATGTTATGGTAAGTCCTGATACTGCCATTACTTATTTATTCTTTATCCTTTAATTGTTTTTCTAAATCTTGAATCCTATTACGATAGTCATCCTTCATTGCGTTATTATTGGTTAAGGCACCAATCATCAGTTTTTGATTAATAGCGTTATTTTCAGTCAAAGCTTTGATTGATTCCCTAAGTTCAGTTATTTCTTTATTTAAGGATACATTTTTATTTTCTAATTTATTAATCTCCCCTATTGCAATTTTTTGCAAATTCCTAAGTAAGATATGTTTATACCTTAATTCTTCAATATCCAATAATAAATCATCCTTGATATCTTCTTCTATATGTTCCGCTTTAATTAAATCTTCTATTTTTTTCATCGTTTTTTATTTTTATTCATCTGGAATCATTTGAACTACCAAACTCACCCCAGAAACACTATCAATCGTACCTACAATAGGTGACGTTTTATATAACGTACCGCTAGTAGCCCTTCGAACTCTACCTCTAACAGGTTGGTCTGACCCATGAGTCCTTGTATCTGATATTTCACCATTAACATCAGTTTCACCATCTATGTATACTATGGTAGCGGTTGGTGACCCCGTTGCTGGAGTTACTGGAGTTCCGCTAGTGGCAAACTTATAAGTGGTAGATGTTGTACCCGTTATTTCTTTTACCCCATTATATTCCTCTTGGACAGCACCTAATATTCTAACTTTATCCCCAACAATAATTTGGTGACCTGAATCGGTTACAGTAGCCGCACCAACTCCATCATCAGTTATTGAAACTGGTTCTCTATAATCAGCTGTCCCACCTGAAAACGCTTCTACTATCACTCTAGCACTTTGAATTAACGATGAATCTGAAATATCAGTTGCGGTAATTAATGTCGTAACTTGACCCGCAACAACATTTACTACTACACCATTGGTTCTTATTGATGGTATTGAATAACCAGCACCTACATTAATAGTTAAAGTACCACTAGTTTCTGTAACATAAATAGCTTCATTCCCAGTTGCCCCAGTTGCAGCTGGAGAACCCGAAGCCCCCACCACATAAGAATCAAGGGTATTATTCCAATCCAAAGTTCCATCACCAATATCAATTAATTCAATAGCATGGTTTGACCCATCACTAGTAAATGTACAATCAGTTATTAATTCTAAACTATCAGTAACTAAAGTACTTCCAGATGTGAAAGTATTAAAGTTACAAGCAGTTAATGTAGCCCCACTTTGGGTTATTTGTGCACATGAATTAAAATTCGTATTAGTTATAGTACCATTTGATTGAAAAATAAACGTATCCAAATTATTAAAACTACAACCATCCATCGTTAATGTAGAGTCTTCAACCATTTCAAATTGACCTGGGGATGTTGTTCCTTTTGATGTAAAAGATATATTAGTTAATGTAATAGTAGAACCAGTATGTCTTATTTCAACTTTATTAAATGATTTATAAACTTTTTCAGTGTCATCAATTACTATTGTTTTATTAGAGTCAGTAAACGTTGTTGTTGTTCCAGATTGTCCAAGTGACATCAACCCTTTCCATTGGTAAGTACCACCACCAGTATCTTTAAATAGACCCCATTTATTTGTATTACTATCATTTGTGGCTGACATACCACTAAAAGTAGCGTCTGTACCAGTACAATAAATTTCACCTCTACCCATTCTCATAACATCCACAGCATGTGGCGTTCCTTTTGAAATCGCAGCTCTCATACCCTCAAGTATTGAACCGAAATACCAATATACGCCACCATTTCCACCACTTGCTGTGGCATCGGTTGGGTGTGTTGGGTCGATAGCAACGTTCCACCACCCGCCTTCTGGGTTTGGTGGTCTATCATCACCACTAATGAACCACATATCCAAACCAGATGGTACACCAATAGAATCCGCAGAAATACCAAATCTATGACCACCCGTTGTGGCATAATCATAAAGGTTAGACCCCGCAATAAAGAATACCCAAGCCAAAACTACATCCCCAGTACCAAATGAACCACTAATATCTGAACCAGCATCAAAAGCCACTGATTTACCAACAGCAAATTTATTACCCATAGATTGGGAAAAGGAATTGCTACCTTGAATAAAGTTCTCTGGGTCAATACCTGGTCCACCACCAGCATTATAAGGTGACTCAAGTTCCACCCAAGTTCCACTCTCTGCATCTGAACCAGTTGCTAATAATACTAAATCAGTCCCGTAAGTCGCCATAATATTCTATTATATATATTTGAAATTCATTTCTTATATCTTCTTCTTTATGTTCTGAGTTGATAAAAAATTTATTATCCTTTCTATGTTTACTAGACATTACAACTGAATATCCTTGGTCAACAAATGCATGTATCTGCATAATTCCCATTTCACTGGGCGTATTATTTGGGTCAATCAGACCAAACATAATTCGTTCATCTAATTTGGTGAACATTATTCCACATTTATCTGGTCTTAGTTCTACCGTAACATTATCTTCTTGAACCCAAGCACAATAATAATCAGAACATTCTTTTGGTCTATTATTATAAATACTACACCCAGTACTACATAATAACGAACAAGGTGTATTAAATGTCTTTTTTAATTCCTTAACAGGAAAAACAACACAACACAAGGTACAATCTCCACATTTATTTATATTTTTTTTACTCATATCCACAATTAAAAAATCCTTATCTTATTAATAAATATAATAAGATAAGGATAATTGTAAACTATTTTCTGTGAATCTAGTAATTACTCATCAGTAATCCTCGAAGCCACGGTTGAACCACCCGTTGAAGCTAATGTAGCTTGTGACTCGAATGTTTTAATCGGTGTTGATTTACCATCTCTTACCCTTACGAATAAAAGTCTAGTAGTATCGAATACTGTTGTAAATGATTCTGTACCACCAGTGTTAGTAACATCTTTATCAATATATGTCACATATGCTGCCGCACCATTGGTAACATTGTCAGGAGCAAAAGAATCCCCACTTAGTGCGAAATCAGTTCCAGTATATGCTGAATATTTAATTCTATTATATACACCACCATCACCCAACACTCTAATTGTACCAGAAGTTGGTGTATCAGTTGGAATAGAAGCAAACATTGTAATAGTTTGGTCATTTGTTGAAACCGCAGTTGATTGCATTTGATTTACGTTAAGTGTTGAACCAGTTCTTGGACCTACAAGTAATCTATCTTCTATATCCACAAGACCTGAAACAGTAAATGTTACGTTGTTCGGAGGTGTTTGAGTTGTACCTGATAAATCTTGAATTGTATCAGTCGCAACTAAATCATCAGAATCAACACCCACACCGAATGCGCCAATAAGTGAACCCGTATATGAACCTAAGAAAGTCTTAGGAATCGTTTTAGCGGCTGTCGAACTTACTTGAGCAGTCGCAGATGATGTTACACCAGATATCGCCTCATTAACTGGAATTACACCAGTTAAAAGTTGTATCCACATAACAGTACCAGCAGTTGTACTATCAATCGCTAATAAATTACCTGTACCAGCAGACCAACCAACAACTTCTGGCTCTTGCCATGTTCCTGTTGGAGTATTTATAAAAAATTCATGAGTAACACCCAAGAATAATTCACCTGGCTGTCCATAAAGAGTTGAAGCAGTTCCGTTACCCGATTCGGCTTTTATCCATTCCCATACACCTTTAAGTCCATCACCTGATGTATCAGCACCATAAGTCCATAATGAATAGTAAGGTTCAGGACCATTACCATTATTAAGGTCAATAAGGTTATATCCTTCAGTTGTGTTTACTGTATGTGTATATGCGGTTACAGCTGAATAATCAGTTGTATTTTGCGCATCTGGCGTTGTACCAATCGCAGCCACCGATTCACCTTGTCCTAGTGACACGTTGAAGAAATCATAAGTATCTCCCCAATGTCTCGCTTGCACTCTAATTCTTTTACCATCAATATCTGTACCACCTGTTCTAGATTTAATTAAACAACGCATTAAGATACCCGCTACTGAATCACCATTATAACCACCAGTCGCTTGAGTACCCCAGAAAGGTGCCGTATCGGTAGTAGTAAATTGGTAAAGGTCATTATCTTGAATCACCATCAATTGTGTGTCAGTATTATTTACCGCACCTAACACTCTTAGTCCTGAATATAATACAGCACCCGAAGATTGTGAAATTGAACCATCATATAAGTGTTCACCCATCGTATCATCGATGTTATAAGTCGTAAGAAGTGTGATAATATTATCCGTACTTCTATCAGAAGGTGTATCACGGGTAATATCCACAAAGTCATCATTTATAGATGAAGCATCATCCGCTAAAGCCCCTAAGAATCTGTGTAGCTCTAATACTGTGTAATTTGGAGTTGCGCCTCCCGTCCATCTAATATCGCCATTAGCGGCTACGGATACGTCTGTGTGATTTATTGCCATTTTTTAATTTATTTTTTTTTTAATTTATGTGTTATTAATAAATATACAATAAATATTAAAAATACGAGTAAGTATACCTATTTACCCAAATTTTATCTAAATCTTCTTCACCGTTGGACCAAAATGCTGAATAAGTAGCCCCAGAAGTAGTAATTATTCTTCTTATTTTACAAGCACCAACCTCACCATAACCAACATAAGTTGTAGTTCCGCTAAGAGTTTCCGCAGAAAAAGTAATTGGACCAGCAACGGTAGAACCTGTTAACCCAGATAAAACAACATTATATGTTCCACCAGACAATCTTGTAAATTCTAGAGTATCACCACTAAGTTCAGCGGTAATAGTATAATCATCAGCGGTTGAACCAGAAGTTCCACCAGAAGTAAATACACTTTCAAATACATATGTTTTATCAACTTTACTCATAATCTCTCTCTATTATGTTAGAGCTTTTTATTTAACTATTCCAATTAATTGAAATTTAGCTTCTTTGGTTTCATCCCTAGCAACGGTTAATACCATTTGTTGATTGGCTGAAATATTAAATGGAAATGTTTGTTGAACCCCATTTATTGCTATATCAACATTGGTAACATTGGTTATAAAATTCAATGTGGTTATTTCCGCATCATATACCATTGTTATTATAAATTCATCACTAAAATGGTCAGGTTTTATCACAACATTCAAACATATTTCATCAATATCTTTAAATGACCTGATTACAATTTTAGGTTTTATTTTATTATCAATTAATTCTGTAAAAACTATCATTCTATTAATAGTTGGTACAAATTCATAATCATCTTCATCTAATATATATCCCAATATCTTCATTTCAAAGTGTTGAACATAAAACCTTCTTCTATCAAAATCATCAACTTGGCTCTCGTCACCAATCTTCTCTAAATGAATTGGCATTGGATGTCCACTAACATTTATATAATATTGTCTTGATTGGAAAGTAAATTGTGTCTTTCTATTAAACATATTTAAATCCCTCATTCTATTACAAAAGAATCTAACATCATATGTAATGTCTACCGAAGTAGGTTGTGGGATTTTATATAAATCAGCACCCTTATGCCCACCGTTGAATGTAGGTACCTTCATATATGTGTAGAGTTTATGACCTGGAATATTCCACAAACCATTCTGGTTAGAACCGACCTGAACATCAGGTTGTCTAACTATAGTTATGAATGGTATTTTTACATTTTTGAATTTATCTGAAGTATCCCACAATTTACTAAATTCAGCAAATCTTTGAATTGTAAAAAAATAGACAGGAACCTTTGACCCATTAATTTCTATCTCTAGAATTCTATCAACAAAATCAAGAAATGTTCTGTCGATATCTTCATAATAGATACTTTTAGGTAAGTAACTTCCTTTATAATCTATATCATCAAGAATATCTTGCCTTTTTTCAGGTCCGACATTTTGATTTATAAATTTTACATTTTTTTTATATCCTTGTGGCATATTAATAAATATAAACGTTTATTGTTCTGTAAATCGAATATTACCTCTATTAACAGTTGGAATATGTTCATAATCATTTTCATCTAATATATATCCTAATATCTTCATTTCAAAATGTTGAACATAAAACCTTCTCTTATCGAAATCATCGATTTGACTTTCATCACCAATCTTTTCTAAATGAATTGGCATTGGGTGCCCATTTACTGTAATATAAAATTGTCTTGAATTAAATGTTGTTTGAACTACTTTATGTAGAATATTTAAATCTCTCATTCTATTACAAAAGAATCTAACATCATATGTAATATCAACTGAAGTAGGTTGTGGAATTTTATAGGTATCCATCCCTTTCCTACCGTCAATAAATGTAGGTATTTTCATGTATGTATAAACCTGTTGTCCTGGAATATTCCATATCCCCGCTTGGTTAGAACCAACTTGAATATCAGGTTGTCTAACTACGGTTATAAATGGCATCTTTAGATTTTTAAATTTATCTGAAAACGTCCAAGTTTTACTAAATTCAGCAAATCTTTGGAGTGTTAAAAATCTTACAGGAACTGAATCATCATCAATTTCAACAGATAACTCACTATCAACAAAATCAAGAAATCCTCTATCAATATCTTCATAATCAACTCCTTTGGGTAAGTAAGTTCCTTTATAATCTATATCATCAAGAAAATCTTGTCTCTTTTCGGGTCCAACATTTTGCTTTATAAAATTTACTTTTTTTCTAAAACCTTTTGGTAATGGCATAATCTATATTTTATATTCCTGAGAATTCATCCTCGTTAGCAAAAGTACATGTAACTACTCTATACGCACCTTTATACCCCATAATTGTATGGGCATTATCGTAATTTTTTTGACCAGCATTGGTTACAGAGAAATAAACAACGTCTGATTCATCTATTGGGTAAGCGATATAATCACCCATAGTAATATCAACATTCAACTCTTCTAAGTGTTGACTATAAACAATGAAAGTAAGGTTTCCGTCTTCTAAATAATTCAGATGCCCTTTAGAGTATGTTTTGTTCTCAGCCTTATCAATGATAGGGACAACATATAATTCAACTGGTGGTAGATAGTTAATTTCACTAGCACTAGCTTCACCATATAAATCATCCACTTGGGTTGTTTCGTTATCAACTCTATATAGTATGACAGTAAAATTACCATCACCTTCAATTGCTTCACGACCCATTTGTACTTCTAAATCAAAATCTCTTCCAGAGAAAAATTTATCGATTCTTTTAATTGGTATTTTTCTTTTATTACTCATATTCTTTAAAGTGTATATTGATAAATATTTAATATTATATAAATAGTTGGAAGGTATTGACTTTTTCGTTAATTTTAAGTATATTAACAATATATAATATTGTTAAAAAGTAAAAAAAAGAACAGATTTTGGTAAATTTAGAAGACATTAAAAGTAGAGGTGCAGTCACCCTATTACAGACATATAGCGGAGTTAATCCGTATTTAAAAGACTTGAATAAGAAATTGCTTAGAGATACTAAAATATCTTTAACCGAAGGGCAAGTTGAATACATAAATAAATTTCATGATACACCACCACAAGTGTTGAATCGTGTGGTTAAAATAAATCCTCTATTGGGTGAATCCCTTCAAGCCAAAGATGGATTATCATTTTTACCTGAAAAAATTCTTATACAAGCAATGCTTGCTGACCAAGAAAAAACATATCACATATATGGTAAATTAAAACAAAATCAAAAAAATTCTAAAATGTATTGGTTGCCAAAAACACTTGTATTGGATGACCCTTATTATACTGAATGTAATATTGAAATTGATTGGGATAAGTATGAGGAAATGGACATATCAGGTAGGCACCCATATGACCATCAAAAAGAAGGAATTAAATTCCTCGTATGTAGGAAAGGTGCGATATTAGCTGACGATATGGGTCTAGGAAAAAGTATGCAAGCTATAATTGCAGCATTAGAGGTTGATGCTAAAAAAGTTCTAGTTATATGCCCAGCGAGTGTTAAGATAAGTTGGCAAAGAGAAATTGAAGCCTTTGGTCAAAAAGCTATTATTGTTAGTGGGAGTAAATTTCCTGATGTAGGACGTTTTACTGTAATTAATTTTGATATTCTTAAGAATTTTCATACAATAGGTAAACAAACATTTGATAAAGACGGTAACCCTAATCCACATTTCAGAAACCTTGTTGATGAAAAATATGATTTGGTTATTATTGATGAAGCCCATAAAATTAAAGACCATAAAACTCAAAGAGGTAAAATATGCAACGAACTCGCATTAACTCATGGTATTGAAAGGGTTTGGGAACTTACAGGAACACCAATTGCGAATAGACCAATGGACTTCTTTAATATCCTAAAGATGATTAAATCACCTCTAGCTGATAATTGGAAATTCTTTGCGCAAAGATATTGTGATGCTAATCGTTTTTATAAAACACTTAAAAATGGTCAAAGAAGACAAATTTGGATTACCAATGGTGCCAGTAATTTAGATGAATTAGCTATCAGGACCAAAAATTCTCTTTTAAGAAGATTGAAAAATGATGTATTGGATATGCCAGATAAAACGATTTCAACCATTTACCATAAATTATCCAAACGTGGTGAAAGAGAGTATGAAAATCTTTGGGACGAATACATAGAAAAAAGAGCTGAAGAAGGTAAACGTAGGATTAGTGATTTATCCAAAGATATTGTAGAATTAGGTCTTCTTAGGAAATTTATTGCTATGGAAACCATACCACATACCATTCAATTAGCTAAAGACGCTGTTGAACAAGGACAAAAAGTGGTTATATTTACAACATTTACTGATGAATTGAATGAAATAGCGGATAGTTTTACCAATACTGAATGTGTAATACATAATGGTAAGATGACCACCAACGCAAAGCAAAAATCGGTAGATAAATTTCAAAATAACAAAAAATGTAAGGTTTTTGTTGGAAACGTAATGTCGGCTGGAGTTGGGATTACACTTACTGAAGGTACTGTAGTTATCTTTAATTCCTTTAGTTGGGTGCCTGGCGATAATGAACAAGCTGAAGATAGAACCTATCGTATTGGGCAAGAAAATAATGTTTCAGTGTATTATCAACTATTTACAGGTACTATATCTCTTGTAATGTGGTATACACTTATGAAGAAACAAGAAGTTATTAATAAAATCATTGGTAAAAACGATGAGCATGGTGCTAGATTAAAAATGTTAATGGATGATTTAGAAGAAAATGGATTAGAATTATGATACAAATATATACAAGTAAACAATGTGAATTCTGTACAGAATTAAAAGAAAAGTTAGAAGATAATAAATTAAAATATCTTGAAATCAATGTTGATGATGAAAAAAATAAAAAGCATGTTGAGTCGATGTTCAAGAAAGCTGGCGAACCTGTAATTCCAATTATTGTCATCGCACCGCACATCTTGGTCCCAAAAAGAAGTTTTGTGACGATAGATAACGCAATTGATTTAATACAAAAGATGATTATTTCTTAATAATTTATATTTATAATAAAACGGATTAAATGGATTTTTATATAAACAAAAAAGCGACATTACCTATCTTGAAGATGGAATTAATTAACGATGGGAGAAATGATTACGATGATTTCCACGATTTGGTACAAAACTCTACAATTACATTTTCTATGGAAGACACTACAACTGGTGTTAAAAGAATTGGTAATAAAACAGCTTTATGTATTCTTAAAGCACCTTCAAGTGATTGTAATGGTGAAGAATATTTCATCGGATATCAATTTTCAGCAAAAGAAACTAGAAAAGCTGGTACATTCGTTGGTGAATTTAAAATCATATTCAATAATGGTTCAGGGACCCTATTGGTCCCAATTAAAGATGAATTAAACATTCACATCCTTGAGAATTAAATTTCTCATATACTTCGAAATATTAACATCTTCTTTTATTAACTTTCTCGATAATTTATTTAATAAATCATCACTAAGCCTGAATTGAATAATAGAATCTAACTTTTTATTAATTTTTTTAATTTCTTCAGATTGAACGAATTCAGCTAACACTTCTTGTTTATATTGAGCGGGACTTAAAATTTTCATCATATGGTCATTCCATTTTTTGTCAAATCTTGGGTTATCTTTATAATTTATTGACATAAGATTAAAATTATTTTCACCTACAATCGAACTTTGATATAATTCGAAAAATCCGTTTAATTTTTTATCTCCATCACCAACCCCGTTAGGTGTAGAAACTACAATAACTTTACAACCCACCGAAATAGTAGGTAATAGCACACTTAATAACTCTGAAAAATTATTTAAATATGCAGCTTCGTCTATAATAACAATACCATCTAAAGTATGACCTTTAGAGGCGCAAACCGAACTAGAGAAACATTTAAGTAAAGTTCCATCTTCTAATCTACCCTCAACAGTAGTGTTTCTATTATATTTTATTTTAGGATTAGCATTTTCAATTATAGATTTAACTTTTCTTACAAAATGTTTACCAGCATCCAATCTATTGCCAAAATAATAAACATTTTTATCTTGAGTTAACATATTCCATGCACCGTATGTGGCTAATACTGTAGTCATATGCATTTGTCTAGATTTTTTTATAATGCTAAATCTATTATCATTAATATGATTCACAACATTCTTTTCAAATGGAAAATATTCGAAAAACCCCTCAGAACCCTTAATTGAGTCCCAACCACTTTTAAACTCCATGAATTCATGGATATCTTTTGTATTACATTTTATATCTTTTGTCATACAAATAAATATATCAATAACCTGGAAAACAACAAATTATTATAAAAAATATATAAAAATGCTTGTTTTTTGGCTCAAAAAGTAGTTATATTGCAACAAATAGACAAATAATTATGATTAATGAAGATGTAATCGCTAGATTTCTTGAAGGTAGAAATCAAAAAAAATATATTGTAGGTGTAGAGATTCCATACGGAAGTCCTGACGTTTCACTTATAATAAATGACCCTGAAAGAGGGAAATTTATATCAAAAGACACCCTTACGTCATTTATTTGGTTCAAAGAAGAAGTTACTAAAAAAATGTATGGTGGCAAACGAGGGCTTATAAAAGAAGCTACAAAAAAATTCGGAATTACAATTACAAAACTTAAAACTTCGATGCCAAATGAAGCTGTACCTAAAAAAATGGCTTCAGGTTACAAATTTATGGCTAAAACTAAGGGTTCATACAGTAAAATCCTTAATTTCTTCAAAGAAGGTGGTATAGATGTTTATGGAGAACGTCACAGAAGTCTTTTTATCACTATAAATCCAGTTGAACAATACTTAATTGCATCAGGGAAGCGTTTATTCAAGGGAATGGACGATTATGATGATTTACATAGATTACAATTTGATTTAGAGACAACTGGTTTATATCCTAAAGGGAGGCTTTTATCAGATGAAGATATATTAGATATTAAAACTCGTATTTCAGATGGTGAAGATTTGAGTAAATTATATGAATTTAATTCTTCTAATGAACCAATTAGACATAAAGACCACAAGATATTTCAAATAGGAATCAAAGATAATAGAGGTGTTGAAGAAATTATAGAAATAAAACAAGAAGGAACTAAAGAAGAATTGAGACAATTCGAAGCAGATGCAATTGTTAAGTTTTTTAACATTATTGACCAAAATAAACCTGATGTTATCGCTGGTTATAATTCTGAAAATTTTGACTGGCATTTTATATTCACAAGATGTGATATCCTAGGGATTGATATTGAAGTATATGCTAAAACATTGGATAAGAAAGGTGGTTCTAAAATTAGAAGAGTTGATAAAAGTATCAAATTGGGTGGTGAGCGTGAATATTATAAACAAACAACAATGTGGGGTTATAATATCGTTGACGTTTATCATGCAGTACGTAGAGCTAAAGCAATTAACTCAAATATCAAAAGTGCTGGGTTAAAATATATCACAAAATATTCGAAACTTAATAAAGAGAATCGTGTATATGTGGAAGGTAATAAAATATTCGAAATCTGGAACGATAAGGTAACTGATTACGCCTTTAATGACTCCAATGGGGATTACTACCCAATCACCGAAGAAAAGCCCTTAAAAGAAGGATATGAGCAAGTTAAAGGTAATACTATTATTAGACGTTATCTAAAGGATGATTTATGGGAAACTGAAAAAGTTGATGGCGTTTACAATCAAGCATCTTTCTTATTATCTAAAATTATTCCTACAACATACATGCGTTCAACAACAATGGGTACCGCTGGTATTTGGAAGTTGATTATGTTAGCTTGGTCATATGAGAATAGATTAGCTATTCCAGATTTAAAACCAAGAAAAACATTTGTTGGTGGTCTATCAAGATTATTAGAAGTTGGATATACTAGGAATGTAGGAAAATTGGATTTTGCTGCTCTATACCCTAATATTGAAATTACTTGGGATATTTTCCCTGACACTGATATTACTGGTGTAATGAGAGGTATGTTAACATATATCGCATCTACAAGGG